GACCATGAAGCCTGTGGAGCTCGTCGAGCGCGCGCTCCGGAACAGCAGCAAGACGCGCGATACGATCCTCGATCCCTTCGGCGGGTCGGGGACGACGCTGATCGCGTGCGAGCGCACCAACCGCCAAGCGCGCGTTGTCGAATTGGACCCGAAGTACTGTGACCTGATTGTGCGCCGGTGGCAGGATCATACGGGGCAAGAAGCAAAGCTTGAAGCCGATGGGAGAAGCTACAGCGCGGTCGCGAGCGAGCGAAACCCGGTGGCTGCGTGAAGTGGATCGGTGCCTAGCCGAGATAGCAGCCATCGAAGCGTTGCTACTCGCCGGTCACCCGGAAGTTGAGGGGCTTTGTTTGGCGCTATCGGATTGGTCAGCCGAGTTGAGGATTCTTGAGGGAGCAGAAGCAGGACCGCCGCCGGATCGTTGAACCCGGCGGCGGCGTGGAGGGCGGTTAGCGCTTGGTGGTCCGAGTAGCATCCTTGATCTCGCAGGCGATCCGGTGCTCGCCGTCGATTCCGCGCGCCCACACCTTGTAGGCCCACGGGCAAAGCGGCGATTCGCCGTGCTCCAGGCGGCGCATCCGGGAGGCCATGTCGTCGCTGGCGATCTCTCGCGCCTCGCCTACGTTGGCGACTACGGCGACCGGCTCGTACTGGCCGTCTTCGGACTCGGCGATCAGCATCGCGAGGCCAAGGTCGGTGGCGTCGGTAATCTCGACGGCGAATCCGTTGTACTGGTTCTGTTTCTTGGTGGTGGTTTTCATGACATGACGATTCATCACTCCGGTGCGCCCACAAAGCAAGGGGATAATCGCGCTGGGCACAAAAAAAGCCGCCCGTTTCCGGGCGGCCTGTTTGGAGCGAGGAGTGCTGCTACTTGGCGATCCGATACGTCCGCTCTCCCGCGTCGTTCTTGCTGGACTCGACCGTCAGGCCCATCTTCTTGGTGAGGTTTCCGCTGATGAAGCCCCGGATGCTGTGGTTCTGCCAGTCGGTGGCCTTGGCGATCTCGGCCATCGTCGCGCCCTTGGGGCGGCGCAGGAGGTCCAGGACGATGTTCTTTTTCGAGAACTCGCGCGGCACCTTGGCATCCTTCGCTTTGGCGGCCTGCTTGCTGGCGACCTTCGGCTTGGCCTGCTTCTTCGGCGCGGCCTTGGCTTGCTTGGCAGCTTTCTTCGCGCCCTTGTTGGCTTTGGGCGCGCCCTTCTTCTGGCTGGCAACCTTCTTCGAGGCGGCCTTCTCCGGCGCGACGTGCGCGCCCTGTTCCGCAACGGCGGCGGATTCGGTGGTCTTGGTGGCTTCTGCGTTCTTCATCGTGGTCTTTCTCCTTTTGGCGGTTGATCCGCGCATGACGATTCATCACTCCGGTGGCCCCGGAAGGCAAGGGCTTATTTCAGGAATAAACGCATGCCAGCCATGAGCCAACGGGCCTACGCCCGCCATCGCGGAGTCTCGGCCAGCACCGTCCAGAAGGCCATCGGGAGCGGCCGCATCCACACGTTGCCCAACGGCCAGATCGATTCGGCGACTGCCGATGCGGAGTGGGCGCGCAACACCCAAACCCAAGCGCCGCCTGTTGACCGGCGCAGCCAGCCGGAGGAGGACGGCGAGGTCTTCGGCGCGTCGCAGTACACCAAAGCGCGGGCGGTGCGCGAGCACTACCAAGCACGCCTCGCCAAGATCGATTACGAGGAGCGGATCGCGAAGCTTGTCTCGGGCGAAGAAGTCCAGGTCGCCGCCTTCAATAAGTTCCGGCAGTTCCGCGACGCGATGATCAACTTGCCCGACCGCCTGGCGGCGATGCTTGCCGCAGAGACCGTAGAGGCCACTGTGCACGCGCTCCTCACCCTAGAGATCCGGAAAGCCCTGAATGATTTTGCAGACGAATCTAACGGCTGAAGAAATCTACGCTGCGGCTGCCGCCGCTGGCGCGCGGCCGGACCCGCTGCTCACGATCTCGCAGTGGGCCGACCGCTACCGCTGGCTTTCGCAACGTGCGTCCGCAGAGCATGGACGCTGGCGCACGGAGCGCACGCCCTACCTGCGCGAGATCATGGACTGCCTCTCGCCGTCCTCGTTGATCGAGCGCGTGGCGTTCATGAAGGGCGCGCAGATCGGCGGCACGGAGTGCGGCAACAACTGGATGGGGTACGTGATCCACCAGGCGCCCGGCCCGATGATGTCGGTGCAACCGACAGTCGAAATGGCCAAGCGCAACTCGAAGCAGCGCATCGAGCCGCTGATCGAGGAGTCGGAGGTCCTGCGGAAGCTCGTCCGCGATCCGCGGTCGCGCGACTCCGGCAACACGGTCCTGTCGAAGGATTTTCCGGGCGGCGTGCTGGTGATGACCGGCGCGAACAGCGCGGTCGGCCTGCGGTCGATGGCCGCGCGGTATTTGTTCTTAGACGAAGTGGACGCCTATCCCGGCGATGTGGAAGGCGAAGGCGACCCGATCACGCTGGCGATGGCGCGCACGCGGACATTCGCGCGCCGCAAAGTGTTTCTGGTATCGACGCCGAAGATCACCGGCATGAGCCGGATCGAGGCGGCGTATGAAGAGAGCGACCAGCGAAAGTACTGGGTGCCGTGCCCGACGTGCCGCGAGTTCCAGATCCTGAAGTTCGCGCAACTGCGGTGGCCCAAGGGCGATCCGCAGAGCGCGGCCTACGTCTGCGAACACTGCGGCCAGGAGATTCGCAACCACCAGAAGCATTCGATGCTCGCGCGCGGCGAGTGGCGCGCCGGAGCCAAGGGCGACGGCAGGACGGCGGGCTTCCACATCTCGAGCCTGTACAGTCCAGTCGGTTGGTTCTCGTGGGGCGACGCTGCAAAGCAGTTCGAGCAGGCGCAGAAGAATTCATCGCTGCTCCAGGTTTTTGTCAACACCGTGCTCGGCGAGACGTGGACGCTGCTGGGCGAAGCGCCAGACTGGAAGCCGCTTTACGACCGGCGCGAGGACTACAAAACCGGCATCATCCCACGCGGCGGTCTGTTTCTGACGGCGGGCGCGGACGTTCAGAAGGACCGCATCGAAGTTGAGATCGTCGCGTGGGGTCGCGGGAAAGAATCGTGGTCCGTCGACTACCGCGTGATCGAGGGCGACACCTCGCGCCCGCAGGTGTGGGAGAAGCTGACCGGGCTGCTGAATGAAACGTTCACGAGTGCGAGTGGTCTCGAAGTGCCGATTACACAACTCGCGGTGGATTCCGGGTACGCCGCGACGGAAGTCTACCAGTGGGCCAGGAAACAGGGCCATCGCGTGGTGGTGATCAAGGGCGACTCGCGCGCGGCAGCGCTCTTGGGCAACCCCGCGCCGATTGAAATTGGACCCCTCGGTGCCAAGATCAAGCGCGGCGTCAAGGTCTGGCCGGTTAACTCCGGCATGGCGAAGGAGGAGTTGTACCGCTGGCTGCGCCTCGAACGACCCACCGACGAAGACCTCCAGCAGGGGCAAACGTTCCCACCGGGCTACTGCCACTTCCCGCGCTACAGCGAGGAGTATTTCAAGCAGATCACCGCCGAGCAACTGGTCACGAAGATTGTGAAGGGCTACCGGCGTCACGAGTGGCAGAAGATGCGCGAACGCAACGAAGCCCTGGATTGCAGGGTCTACGCTCGCGCGGCGGCGAGCAGGATCGGGCTGGACCGCTACCAGGACAAGCACTGGCAGGCGATTGAGGACCGCATGGGCGTGCCGAAGGGTCCGGAGAAACCATCTCCGTCCGCTCGGGCGGGATCGCGTCCGCAGCCGCAACCACAGCCGCGCGGGTCCAGGCGTCGGACGTGGGGACGGTTCTGAAAGCAGGATGCAATGGCGTACACGCAGACTCACTTGGATGCACTACAGGAGGCGCTGGCCTCAGGCACGTTGACGGTCACGTTCGAGGGACGGAGCATGACCTACCGTTCCGTCCAGGAATTGCAGCGCGCGATTTCGGTTGTGCAGAACTCGCTGAACCAGCAGTCCGGTAAACGCGTCCGGCAGTACCAACTGTCGGGGAGCAAGGGCTTCTAAGCCTGCCGATCAGTTAAACCTGTGGCGACCAGTCCAGACCGATTTCCCAGAACGCCGTTCGGAGCCAATTTCCGGAAAATTCCACGTTCCTGGCATCAAAGGGCGTTGGGCTATGCACCCGGTGGATGTTTTCGCGTTGCTGGGTGCATCCGGTGGCGCATTCTAATATGCTAAGCAACGTGACCTTTGTAGCGAATCTCCCGACGCCTCACTTCCGTCTGCCCCGGCATGGTCCTGAACTGACCATGCAGACTCAGATTGCATCTCGGATTCCTGAGTTGTTTTCAGCCCAGCAGGATCTCTGGACCGGAGCATCTCTGCCAGTGGGAGCTGGCGTTCCAGACCTAGTGGTCGCTGCCTACCATCCGCAGGTTCTTTCGCTTGCCAATGTGGAGATCTCCCCAGCCCAGCTTTTGGCGTACCTGCGTGCGGTAGGGCCGGCTCGCCTTGAGACAATCGCTGATCGTCTCCGAACACCAAAACGAGCGCTTGGCAGATCGCTTGAAAGTCTTGTTGATGCCGAGGTGGTCACGTTTAACGACGACCTGTTTTGTCTGTCCCCGATCTGGAAGAACATTCTCCCCGAGATCATCACAATCGAGGTGAAGGTTGCCGACTGGCAAAGGGCAATCGAACAGGCAGCCAGGAACCGGATCTTTGCACATCGATCATTTGTAGCACTTCCCGAACGCATTGCTAGCCGAATTTGCGAAGAACCAATCGTCGGCAAGCTTGGTTTAGGGCTCCTCTCTGTTTCCGTAGAAGGTTCTGTGCGCGTCTCACGGAAGGCTAGGCGTCGGCAGCCGACAATCTGGACCTACTACTACAAAATCGCGGCACTTCTCGCCAGGAGCTTCGCTAACTGAATGCCTTTCACTGTTTCCATTGCTGACGCCCAGGCGACTTTCCCAGAGTATATTTTCGTTCGCGCTCTCACTCCCAGCGAACAGAAAGCTGCCTTCCACGTGCGCGACAATGCGGGGCATGATCTTTGCCTGAAACTCATTGCGCCGAACTACGAAAGAGATCGGCTGGATCGAGAGATTCAGGCACTCCAGAGTCTGAACCACCCGAACGTCGTTAAGCTCATCGAGTATACCTTTTCGTCGAAACCTGGGCAGCAGCGGCATTACATGGTTGAGGAGTTTATCGACGGACAGGATCTGCGTAATCTCTTAGTACCGGGAACCCCCTGGACCTACCCTTGTGCTGCGGCGTGTTTTGCCCTCCTCTGTGATGGGCTAGCCGCGATGAAAGCAGAAGGCATCGTGATCTTAAGCCAGAGAACATCCGCGTGCGCCCAGACAACACACCGGTAATCATTGATTTCGGACTAGCACGCCACTTGTGTCTGCTGTAAGGTGGCCCCCAAAGTCAAGACCATTTTTTGGCTCCAATAAGTTATGGATAACGGAGTCTGAAATCTGATCTTTGGGGCGGCCGGAGCCGCCCC